TACAATCAGGGGGTGGCTAAGCAAATTGGGCATTATCAAAGAATTAAACGACATACGCAATCATAAGAAAGTCTATATCGACGAAGAAGAATATAATCGCATCGCACTGTGGACGGACTTGTACCGAGGTTATCCAGAAGATGGCGAACATGAATATAGTTACAAATTATTGTCTAAGTCAATGACAAGACGACTACTAACGGTGAATATGCCTAAGATGGTAGCTAAAGAAATGGCGACACTAGTGTTTAACGAGAAAGTAGAATTTAACGTAGATAACGATATATTTGACGACTACTTGCAAACAATACTGAAAGACAACAAGTTTTACTACAACATGCAATCGCATTACGAAAGAGCGTTAGCAACGTCAGGCATGGTGATTAAACCTTACGTACAAGATAGTAAAATTAAACTAAGTTTTGTAAGCGCGTTAAACTTTTTCCCGACCGCTTGGGAGAACGGTAATATCAAAGAGGGATTCTTTACTAACCGCTTCAAGCGAGGAAAATATCATTACACGCATTTAGAATGGCACGAATGGGAAAACGAACGGTATCGGATCACTAATGAATTGTATCGTTCAGAGTATGATGATAAGTTAGGTATTAGAGTATCGCTTGCAGAAGCGTTTGACGAGTTAGAAGAAGTCGTTTACTTTAACGGACTAGATAAAAACACAATGTTCGTCTATATCAAGCCGAATGAAGCAAATAACTTCAATAGTGATAGTCCGCTAGGTGTATCGATTTACGCAAACGCACTAGACACTATCTATACGATTGACCGCATGATTGATAGTCTAAATCGCGAGTTTGTACTTGGTAAGAAACGCATTATCGTACCTGCCAACATGGTTAAGACGGTAACGGACAATAACGGAAACTTAGTAAGATACTTTGACACCGAAGATGAAACGTACGAAGCTTTTAATGGTGGTGGTGATATGGAAGCTAACAATATCACCGATATTAAAGTAGAGTTACGAGTTGATGAGCATATCAGAGCGATTGAATTAATGTTAAAAATGTTAGCAACACAAACAGGATTCAGTAGCGGAACATTTAGCTTTGAAGATGGTGGAGTTAAAACAGCGACGGAAGTTGTGAGCGAGCAGAGTAAGACGTTTAAAACAAAACAGTCGCATGAAGTTTTACTAGCAGAAGCGTTTAAAGACTTGGTAGACTTGATCGCGTATCTTACACAAGCGTTTAATTTAGGTTCAGTGCCAGAATACAAAGTCGCTATTAAGTTTGACGATAGCATCGCAGAAGATAAGACGGCAGAACAAGCGCGTATCATCACGCTAGTACAAAACAAACTGATGCCTAAAATTAAAGCTATTGCAAAAGTAAACGGCCTTACTGATGAAGAAGCGGCGGAATGGTTAGAAATGATTGACGGTGAAAATCAGATGGTTAGCGGTGGCGATGTAGGACTGTTTGGAGATGAATAAGCAACGGATTGACGAGTTGTCTGTTGCTTTTACTGATATATACTTAGAGTTAGAAACCGACTTACTTGTTAATATCGCGGAGAAGCTATCAGAAGCGGATATGGACGATATAAACACATGGTCTATTGAAGTACAGAACAATCTAGCGACATTGAGCAATAGCAATAGAGAACTAATCATAAACAAACAAGCAGGCGTTGAACGCAAGCTACTAGAAACAATCGAAAAAGCAGGGTTTGAATCGGTAGACGAATTCGAGGACTTTCTTAGTGAACAAGCAGAAAAAGGGCGACTAAATACAGCGCCACCGATAAGAGAATCCAATCAACTAGCATCAATTGTACGGACGATACTAGAAGAAGCAAAAGAACGTGTAAATACAGTCAATACAACGATACTACAACAGTCAGAACAAGCTTACCTTGATATAGTCAACAGAGTAACAAACGAGGTTACAGTAGGCTTAAAAACGCCACAGGAAGCACTAAGACAAGTTGCTGGTGAATGGGCAGAGATTGGCATACCTGCATTAATTGACAAACGCGGTCGAAGATGGTCAACAGAAGCGTATGTGAACATGATTACACGTACACAAGTAAACAATGTCGCTAACGCGATGCAAGACGCAAGGTTTAATGAATACGGCGTGGACTTAGTTGAAGTATCGTCGCATGCCGGTGCTAGAGAGTTGTGCTATCCACATCAAGGGAAAATATACTCGATTAATGGTAGTAGTAGACGATTCCCACCGTTATCTGAAACAAGTATAGGACAACCCGCAGGCTTATTCGGTAAACATTAATGCCGAATTAAAACACAGTTAACTTCCATTACCCGAAGGTGTCTAACCTATGGTATTAATTGCGGTCACGTGATATAATATAGGTAGGCTAACGGGGAAACCTTACCATTAAGTTGGAGGCAATCCCGTGCTAAAATCTTTCGGAGGTGTAAGAATGAAAACCATTTATATTGTTGAGAATAACTTGAACGGAAAAGTGTATGTAGGACAAACCAAAAACCCTAATAAAAGAAAAAGCCAACACTTCAATTCTATTAATCGAAAAGAAGGAGACAAAAGAAAAGATTATCCGCTCTATCAAGACATGATCAAATATGGAGTAGAAAACTTTTCTTTTAAAGAAATAGAAAAAACAGAAGACGACAAAGCTAACGAAAGAGAAGTGTTTTATATAGAAAAATTCGCTAAAGGAAAAGGTGTTTATAATTTGGTTTGCGCACCATTCCCTATGTCTGATTCTGATTTTGTTGAAAAAAGATTCACTAAAGAAGAAAGAAAGAGATACAGCGAAAGGATGAAAAAAAGAAACGAAGAAAATTGGAAGAAAGAATCTTACAGAAAAGAAATGTCTGAACAATCTAGCAGAGTTCAGAAAGAAAGGCTAAAAGATAAAGATTACCTTGAGAAAAAAACTAACGACTTAAAAAAACATTGGGAGAAAAAGAAGAAAACAGTGGGACAATACACACTGGATGGGGAATTAATAAAAACTTTCAAAGGTCTTAGGGTGGCTGAAAGAGAGTTGGGTATACACATACACGGGCACATAAAAAATCCGGACAAACGAAAACAAGCTGGTGGTTTTATTTTTAAATACCTCGATTGATTTGAGTGTAGAGACTAATTGTAGGTTGGGGGATAGGTTACCAATCGAAACGCTGTGAACTCGATAGAGTTAAGAGATAGTCCGACACTTGCAGAAATGCAAGATTACAGAAAAGATTAATTGTAATCACGTGAAATACCCATATATACAAGGGGTTTCCAAAAAAACGAACATAAGGTATAATGAAGAAGAAAACAATCGTATTTATAAAGAATCACAACAACAGAGATACATCGAAAGACAGATACGTAAATCTAAACGTGAACAATCGATGTTGGAAGCGTTGGGAGATAATGATGGTGTAGCAATCGCCAAACAAAAAGTGAGAGCGCAACAAAAGAATATGCGTGAGTTTATCGATAAGACAGATAGAACGCGTAGACGTAACAGAGAACAGATAGTCTAGGAGGTGATGGCTTGTTGAAGAAGAAAGAGATTAAAGAACTTGAGCATCGTGTCACTGTGTTAGAAAATCAACTGATTAACTTATCGATGGAAGTAGCAAAACTGAAACAAGAAGAAAAACCAACTTATCTAGCGTAGAGAGGTGGTGATCTAATATCTCGTTAGTTACATACGTTAGTGACTTGTCCTAAACACGACATAAAACTGTTAAATCCTATCGTGTTCGCAACACGTTAAAGTAGCGTAAGGAGATGTTATTATGAACAGAGAAATACTTAAAGAATTAGGCTTAGAAGATGAAGTGATTAATAAAGTTATGAGTGAGTACGGTAAATCAGTGAATGAGTTAAAAGAAAAGGCTGAAAAGTACGATACTTTAGAAGCACAAATCAATGATTATAAAACTCAACTGGAAGAACGTGACGAACAACTTAATGCTTTGTCCGAAAAAGCCAAAGGCAATGAAGAATTGACTAGTCAAATTGAAGAATTGAAGCAACAGAATGAGCAAGTTAAAACAGAATATGAAGAAAAACTAACAAAGCAACAGTTTGACTTTAACTTAGATAAGACGTTATCAAGTGAAGTTAAAAACACGAAAGCAGTGAAATCGTTGTTAGACTTAGATACAGTTAAGTTTGATAACGGTGACTTTGTAGGACTGAAAGAGCAAGTAGAAAAATTAAAAGAGAGCGATCCTTATTTGTTTAAAGAAGCGGAAGAAGAAAAGAAACCATCATACTCAACAGGCGACCACAAAGGCGAAGTTAAAACAGACGGACTATCTTCTTTACGTAAAGCAATGGGATTGCAATAGGAGGAATTTAAATGGCAAACACGATTAATTTAATTGAAAAGTATGTACCACTTTTAGATGAGGTGTACAAAACAAACGCACTAACAGCTAACTTAGATGCACCGGCTGACTTGATTCGAGAAACAGCGGACGCTAAGACGATTCTTTTAGCTGATATGGTATTACAGGGACTTGGTGACTATGACCGTTCAAACGGATTTGTGAATGGTGATGCGACATTAACTTGGAACCCACATACATTCTCTATGGATCGTGGACGTTCATTCCAGATTGATTCAATGGACAACCAAGAAACGGCTGATGTTGCTTATGGTCGTTTAGCAGGTGAGTTTATTCGTTCTTACGTTGTACCGGAAGTTGATGCTTACCGATTTGCTACAATGGCAGGTAGTGCAGGAACAACGGTTAACGCTGATTTAACAGCTACCACCGTTGTACAGGCAATCGATACAGCAGGCGCACAGATGGACGATGCAGAAGTACCGACAGAGGGGCGTATTCTTTACGTATCGCCACAAACTTATAACGCGATTAAGCAATCTGATTTGTTCGAGCGCAATGTTGAAACAGTCGGACAAGACGGCATTTCACGTACGTTCAGCATGTTTGATGGTATGCGAGTTGTTAAAGTACCTAAAACACGTTTCCAAACCGGATTTACGTTTAATGACGGTACGACAGCTGGACAAGAAGCGGGTGGATTTGTCCAAGCGGTTGGACAACGCGCTATTAACTTTATGATTGTGCATCCATCTGCAGTCGCATCTATTACTAAGCATGCTAAACCACGCGTGTTCAGTCCTGATGTGAACCAAGAAGCGGACGCTT